TTTGTTCTTCGATTTCTTTGAACTTTGATTCATAGGCTTGTGTTTTGAGTTTAAGCTCCTCAACGGCTTTTGCATAGTTTTTCTTCTCATTTAAAAGCTTATCCACAAATTCCTTATTGTAGGTCTCGGTTGTCGTTGTAGGTGTTTCATTTGTTTGATCTGTCATATAACCCTCCGGTGCTATATTACTTATTGTTTAACTCGCGAAACCTTTTTCTAAGTTCGCGATTTATGAAACTACCAAGAATTTTCATTTCTGTATCGCTTAGGCCAAAAAAAGGTCGCTTCTTTTCTACTTCTTCCGCAAGTTTTGGTAACGACATTTTAGACCAATGTTGCTCATCCGGTATCTCTACAACCCCACGATTGTTCGCAACATAAGCTTTTATTGATTCTAAAAGCTCTCCTGTAAATGTGAGATTAGATTTTGAGGGTGTGGTCTTAGGTCCAAGAATAGAACGCGCTCTGAGATTGATATATTGCTGCCTAGTCTTTTCGCTGAAGTCTTTTAATTTCTCGTTAGTGGCCCCGCCAAACTTTCTATTTACTTTGTTAAGACCCTTCCCTGACTTTGTTCTCATGTAAATTATGTCTCTAATCTTTTCAGCAACCATTAATAAAAAGGATTCATCTCCAATAATAACCTTTTCAAAAAGAGTTCTTAGAGCTTCCGGCAAGTCCTCTATTTTTTTAGTCGCCATTAGATAGATAACTCCGCAAGTGTGAGCTTTGTGAGGTTACGGTAGTCCTTAATAGAGGCAAGAAATATCTTATCTACTTCCTTATCGGGTAGCCCTAAAAAATCTCTAGGTTTTGCTTTGCCGTGCTTCCCGAGCTTCCCTGTAATGTGTCCTTTAGCCTTACCTCTTTGACTCTCTTCCAAGTCAATTACGACCATGAATCGGGTGTTGTTTGACCGTAGCGATTCTAGCATCTCTCCAGTGAGTGTAAGGTCAACCTTTTGCTGCCCCTCTTTATAGATTTGGAAAACTAAAGAATCCTTATACGTTTTAGAATAGGTTCCTAGAGTCTCTCCATTCTTATCAATATTCTTCTCTCTCGTACGCGTTACAATCTCATCAACTACACGCTGCCCAAATAGAGTTTTAAAAGGTGACTCTGCAAGAGTAGGTCTTATGGCATCTTGTATTTTAACGTCCGATATTGCCCTTTTAATTACTTCTAAAAGATTTATTTTATACGTCGGATTCGGCGTCCGTGCCATCGTCTTCTTCCTCATCCGCTTGTGTGAAGTCGTCTTCCGATTCTGGTCCGTCTATCTCGCGGATAAACTTTTGCTGGCTAGCTTGCTTTTCCGCATCAATCGCAGCAGCTAATTCCTGTCTTTGCTCCGCCGTTAGTTGTGGATAGATTTGCGATAACTCATAATCCATCGTACTAAATCCAGCATCGAGTCGAGCCTTAGAGATTTCAACTTGTTCCATCTCGCTGATCATAACTTTCGGATACATGAAGAAAATATCCATAGCGAACGAGGGGCTAAACTCTTTATTTAGCTCATCCTTTAACATCCCGTTTTCTCTCCAATATGGGATCATGTAGAAGGCTAATAGGTTCCAAAGCTCCTTTTCTTCCTTCTCAAAGAACGATTGTTGATCGGCCTTATCCTCAACGGAGTCCGCACTATCGATCATCTTAGAAATGCCGGATGCAACATCTGACGAATCTAGGTTCATTTTTAGAGCCCCGACTGATAAGTTCTTGGTTGTAAGGAGAACAGCCACTAAGGTTTTGATAAACGTAATAACTTTATCTGTATCTACTTCAGGCTTGATCTGTCCGATCTCGGGCTTCACATCTCCTTCTGCTGCGTTCATTGCAATAACAGAGTTAGGATTAGATGGGATATTTCCATCGTAGTTAATGGTCCAAAGAATAGAGAACGATTGATACTTAGTAGCGTAGCAAAGGTCGGTAAGTAATAAAGGAATAACAACCGACATCTTAAGAAGATCGTCGTCTGTTAAAGGGTCAACACTATCCGATGATTCGTTTACATAAGTAAATGGGAGCTTCCCATAAGGATTTAAGCCTTCAGGGTTTTGCATATCGAGCATTTCTTGAATTAGAATCGATCCTCTACCATCAACAATCCAATGACTCTCATCGGTCCAAATGGCAAGCTTTACTTTGTTGGCCATCTTATCGTCCTTTAAAATCTTAACGATTACATCGGGACGATTAGGAGTCATAGAAGACATCGAAAACACTTCATAGGTATGTCTTGGGAGGTTACGAACATGAGGCGTTCCGGTCTCATCAACAAACACTTCTTTAAGGTTACGCTTGAAGAGTTTGAAATAACGATTAGCTTCCTTTTGGCGTTGATTAAGGTTTAACACCTCAACGTATTCATCCATAAGTTCGCTATCTGATACGTTCTCATCTTGAACTTGGCGCAATGGGGCCTGCACGAACACTCCGGCAAGCTTTGAGATAATCTTTTGAACAAGATTGATCGGAACAAGACGGGCGATTAGTTCATTTACAGTCTCAGGGTTTTTAAATTCCTTAACGATTGATTCTTTAATGACTTCAGCAGTCTTGCCGTTGAGCATTAAATAGCGTTTATAGTCCTCAAGTCGGGCTTCCCTGCGATGATTGGAGCATACTTCTTCTGCAATAAATTTAATCTGTTTCTCACTTAGAATCATCGTACATAGCTCCTACTTGGTGGTTTAATTCTGTTTCTTAAATAATGTATCATATATCCGGCGGCAGTTGTACAATGCTGCGAAGCTATCGAATCGTCTTCGATGTAGTTCCCGCCCTTTTTAAGTTTCGTAAGTCTGAATCCTTCGTCTAGCATTTCGGCTTCATTATACACATAAAGTTTAATGTGACCATTGGCGTCAAGAAAACTTGAGTTCACAAGATTGTGTCTGGATCTAACGGGAGGGTTGGAAAGTGGAACTAGCATTTCAAAGTCTAATTTAGTTCCGTCTTTTCTTTGGTAGTTAGCAACGAACTGGCGAATGATGTCATAGTCCGACTTAATAGAGCGTGTGTCTCGCGCCTTCCCCGAAGCATCTCCAAATATCCTAAACTTATTTGTGTGCTCAAAAAGGCCATCGTCTGCCATCTCATCAAGTATGTCGTTTGTTCTAGCGCCGTGGATTGCATAGACCTTTTTAAAGTGGAATATCCCGTCGATGTATTGTGATACCGTGGCGCTCATTGGCTTACCTTCTCCAATGTTAAAGTCGTGACTAATGTCGATAGGAAACGCAGGGTTTATTTCTAACTTCTCATTTATGAAGTTTCTCGCACGATCATAGTTATAATAAACGCGCTCTTCGTCTATCTCAGTCCACTGGCCCTCTAACATTCTTAAAGCCATCTTTGGATCTAAATTCTCCCGAAGTTGTTCAATATATGTTGGAGGTAAAAAAGGATTATCCGCAGTCTTAGAATAGTAAACATGCCGATTCGCTGTAGGTTTTAAAATGAAATGTTTATAAGCCCAATGTGTAGGGGAGTCAGGGTTAGTTGCAGCGATAACAAAGTTTTCTTTCACATGAGGCAGTCGCCCTACACGCTGAATCGCCTCGAAATAAAACCCTTTATACTTATCGTCTGACTCTGTGAGCTCTTCAATAGCTATTCCTGATAATGCTAGAGAGCGAAACTGTTTAAAGTTTTTGTTATCCCAGCTTCTTGATATGATTTCCGAGTCATTACTAAAGCGCCATTTCTGTGACACCTTAGAAAATTGATAGTCTCGACCTTCCACTAACGTCTCATCAATATGATCTTGAATCATTTGTATGAGCGTGTCTTTTAAATCCTTCATGACCTTTCGACCGATCATGACTCGAGCGCCAGGATTAAGAAGACAATGCGTGACTATAATATGCGCCATTAGAATCGACTTAGCTGAACCGATCGATCCGCTTAGCAATACTTCATGCTTACCTTTTGTGTAATCGTAACCAAGTCGAATATCTCGAAGCACCTTGTATTGAAAAGGTATTAGCTTCGGATCAAACTCCGCAAGACTTGGTATGCTGTTCATTACTCAAGCTTATAATTTAAAGTGATAGGTTTTGCAGCATCGCCTTGATGTTCGACCTTATCGCTCCATCCGAGGGTGTTTTTAGTCCAATAGATAACTGGAGTTTCTCTCGGCTTGATGATTTCACCTTTATGATTTCTAACTTCCAATCCCATTGCCATCGAGGTGAAAATTCTCTCGACTAAGAGATTCCGTTTAGCTGTAGCAATGCCTTTAGCAACGGAAAAGTCAGGGAATTTCTTAGCCCATTCGTATAAAGTATCTTTATTTACGCTGATAACTCCTGCGAAAGTATCAAAGGATAACCCTTGCGCCATATGTGAAATAAGTTGTTCGCAGTATTCTTTTTTGTAACGAGTCGGTCTACCAAATGCCATCATTCCCCCCTGGTGAAATGTTTAGAGCTCCACTGGAAACCCTAATGACTTTATTATCGCACCGAGGTATAAAAATGCAATGGCACCAAAAACTATTCGCATCGCTTGTAAAGGTTCTATGGAACTAGAACTAGAAGAATTGATTCCATTCCAAGGAAATCTTAAGGAATTAAGTAAAGAGAACTACAACAAACTAAGAAAATCTATACTTGAACTCGGATTCTCAGCCCCCTGTTTCGTTTGGAAACATAATCGGGACGGTCAATGGATGATTTTGGATAGTCATCAAAGAGTAATTGTACTTACAGAAATGAAACGTGCTGAAGGTTATAAGATTCCAAAGCTCCCCTGTGTTGAAATCGAAGCAGACAGTGAGCATGAGGCAAAGAAAAAGTTGTTAGCGATCACAAGTAACTACGGACAAATCACAGGCGAAGGCTTGTATGAATTCGCATCCCTAAATAATATCGATCTTCCTACAATAGAAGACTTTAGATTCCCTGAAATAAATATGGACGCATGGAAAGCTGAATTCTTTGACGGAGAAATACTTCCAGGAACAGAAGATGAACAGGGCAAGTTAGACGAGAAAAAGAAAACTCAATGTCCAGAATGTGGTCATGAATTCTAAACCTGTTTTAAAATTAGATTGGGCAACTCACGCAGCAGCTAAACTTGCATGTGAAAATTGGCACTATTCTAAATGTATGCCTGCGGGCGGTCTT